CCAGATACAGAGCTAATCTGGAATACCATTCCACCAATCTGCTCCATTCCTGTTGAGTTATAAATCCTCACGAAATCATTTTCAGAGTACGTGTTGACTTGGCTAACAACAGCAGGACCGGCAGCAGTGATCGCAGTGATCGCAGCAGCAGCTTGCGCTTCAACGACAGGGGCGGATTGAACATACGTGAAACCGTCTGTAGCCGTTGCAGTTGAGAAGCTGTCGATCAAGATCGCCGAGCTTCCATCTTTTTTCCAGCGAATACCGCTATTTGCCGCAGAGGCGCCGGATCCAAATTTAGACCCGAACCATTCCGCACCCACAACAGCTGTTGGAGCAGCTAAAGCGAGCTGTGTTACGTTCCACACTCTAACGTAATCCGCAGAGCTAGGAAGGTTGATGATTTTAGACGATCCATCAGATACGAAAGAACCGCCGTCAAGTATAGTAAAAGGCATATTTCAACTCCTTACAGTCTTTGTGTTACGTTCAAACCAGAGATCCAGTTTTGGTTTGTAATCGCGCGAGCGATAGCAAACTTTCCATAGAGCTGGCTGTTTTGAGCTACGCTAGAAACGACGTAAGGCGGACGATATCCGAGAACGGCGCTATAGTTGTTTTGCTCAATTTTCGCGAATGCCTCGAGACCATACATCGGGATCGAGTAAACGGTCGCACCCAAAAGTGAAGCTCCCGGCGATTTAGCTGATTTGCTCGATACAAAGAAACGGAATCGGCTAACGCTGCAATACTCTTCTGGACGCAATCCGGATTGATTCGGATACGCATTCTTAAGAAGTACGCCAGAGACGTTTTGCAAGTCAGATACGATGTCAGTAGAAGCAAGCGCAATGAATGCATCCCTTGTCGGCGCAGTACCGAACTTGTTCTCAGCATCGATACTCTCGAGCATTGTTCTAGCTTCATTTCCGAGCAAGATTCTCTCGATGTTGTTAATGTCTTGGCGAGAGATTTCGGAAGGCTGATCTCCGTTGATCCCGCCTGTGGCGTTGATGTAAGACACGCTAGAAGCTAGCAAGTCTCTCATCAAAAGGTCTTCTTTTTCACGTAACCATTGTCCAAGCAAAGCTGTGAATTTAGTTAAGACTTTATCATTTTCGTACAAAGTTACTTGTTCGTTAATAACAATAGTCTTGGCGTAAATTTCCATAGTTGCATCGACATCAGAACGCACAGGAACTTCAGGAGCGGGATCAATACCCGAGCCGTCCAGTTGTCCGCCGTCTGTTGAGAGTCGCTCATACCTACTCATACGAGTAGTTTTACCGACATTAGATTCTGCATAGTGTAGATCCGCTCCGAACGAGTGGATCAAGTTAAACATTGGCGTAGACAATAAGTCTTCCGAGAATTGCAGAGGCAATTCTGGAGCCATGTTATTGATATTGGTTATCCCTTGAGCCATTTGGCACCTCAGTTAATGTTAATCTTTCTTTCCCAGCCCATCCGGGATAAAAGGCAACACTTGCCAAGGTGTGATATGGCGTCGAGGGGTAACCAATGCCCTCAATTAAGGTTAAAACTTAAATTAGATGACGATTGATTTAATGTCAACCACCTTTCATTACGCGCTGCATCCTCGACCAGTTGTCCATCTTTCTTCTTTCATCTAGATAGGTTGGGGCGGTATCGCCAGTAGGAGCTCGCCCAGGGGCGCTCATTGATTGAGGCTTGCTAAGATTCTTTTCCGCCTTCTTGCCGGCTTCATCTGAGTTAGTGTTCGGAACGAATCTTTTAACCGCTTTATAGAGAGCAGCCCATTTATCATAGCTGTCCGGCATATTTGAGAATGCCACAGCGACTTCAGGATAGTGATATTCGAGGTAGTCTAGATTTTCTTGGGAGCAAATATTGGAGAAGTCCGAGAACGTAGACTTGAGCTTTTGCGGCATCTCTGCGGCATCTCTAGCCTTTCTCTCTTGCTCATAGCGAGCCTCTTTCTCTGCCAGCTTCTTTTCAAGAAGCTTCTCAATCCGCTTCTCTTCGCTCTCCTCTTCCATATCGTCGTTGATAGGCTGCTGCTTATTGACCACAGATTCGAACGCTGCCTTGAGAGCCTCAAGCTCTCTTTCTTTCTCCTCTGCTCGTTTAATTGCCTCTTCTTTGGCCCGTCTTTCGGCAGCCTTCGCTTCTTTAGCGCGCCTCCAATTGATCTGCTCAACAGTTTCCTCTTGTTGAATCTGTTCAACAGGCGCTTGAGGTGGTATTTGCTCTTGTACAGTTTGTGTCGTTTCTGCTATTTTTGCTTCTTCAGACATTTTGAGGCTCCTTTGTTTAAAAATGAATTATCACATGATATAGAATTTTATCGAAAGACATTAACGTATTTGGGTGCGAATGTACCCATAGGAGTACTTTGTTTACCAAAAAAAATAGAACGTGCATTAGTTCGTGAGGGGCTTGTCAGGGTCTACGACCTTATTGGTTTGAATCTTCGAGAAATCAAAGGTATCGGAGACAGAAATGCCGAAATCATCAGCTTTCGTGTCGATGAGTTTCTCTCCGTAAGCTTTTAAATATTCTTGCTCGGACATTAAATCTGTTCCGCTCTCATAGCGTACGAACTCAAAGAATGTTCCTTGATAGAACGCCATCGACCAAGCTTGCATCCTCTTGTATTCTGGCTTAACGAAAGGATCACCGATTAGGTTCTCCATTTTGATTACATTCGGGAGCACCCACAGGCACTTTGTAATCTTGTCAAGCTTCTTGTTATAGAGAAACATAGCTTGAGAAGGCCGAGGCTTCGGAAGCCAGAGCCACGCATGAAACTTCCTTCTCATGAGTCCTTTGATCAATGGATCCGAGGCAATGAGATAGCCAACTACGTACTCATCTACATTGAAGATCTTGTTATGGATCTGGATACAATCCATGATACCCTTCTCAACGCTGCCGTCTTCGACAAGAGCATGTCCCACCTCAAATGCGTCATACTTTGTAGAATCGCTAGCAAGCTCATGAGAGAGCTCGCCAGCTGTCTTTCTCTTCTTCAATGATCGCACTTATTGACCTTCACATGAGTTGTTGGACGCTCACTTGAACGCTTAGGCGAAAATGCCGATGCGGGAGTGTTGCTGTCCTTTGGACTTAAGTGAAAGCGCTTCTCCCAATGCTGAGAGTCGCCTTTTTCTGTCTCATACTTCTCTTTCTTAGCCATAATTAGTACTTCATTTTGTTCTTGCGAACATAGCTAGAGAGAGAATCTACCGATCTTTTGAGATCTTCAGGATTCCCCATCGAGTCTTTCGACGCATATTTTTGATTAGCCACGGAGACATCGCTAACCTTCTTCTCCATGTGCTCTTTTGGCATCTGCCCTTTGTGTGTTTTCATATTGCCCCCCTCGGCATTAGTTAAAATTTTCACCGTTTAACTTTATGCTAACCGGTTCTTTTTTCATTGTCTTGTACTTCTTATAGCACATCACTAGATGATCGCAAACCAGAAGATCAGAATTTCCACATACGAGCTTATGATCTCCTAATTCATATGTATCTCCTGGCTTTGAAGCTGCATCTTTTTCTTCCTTTTCGCCTTCTTCGTCGTTATCTTCTTCATCAAGTTCGTCCATACCGAGCTCGTCCAGATTAAATCCCCAATTCAAAAGATCGGCTACTTCCCATTCATTGGCTAAAATGTCGAAATCCCATTCACCCGTGTTCTTATTGCTCCTAATGACGTATTCATCTGCCTCCTGCTCTGTCAGCATACGATTTGGCACGCGCACCTCAATTTCTTCTTTTGTGCGTCCCAACAGCTTGAGAGCCTTAATCCTCATGTGCCCGGCTAGTATAGTGTTGTCGAGGTTAATGACTACAGTCTCAACGTAATTGAAGTTTTGCAGAGAATCTTTCAGCTTTTCTATCTGCTCCTTCGATATCTTTCGAGGGTTTTTCTTATGATTCTTTAAATCCGCAATACTTCTTTTCTCTGTATGCCAGACTAACGCTTCTACTCCCATTAGACTCTACCCTCTCCCATTGCGTCCATGTCCATCGGCTGCCTACCCATCGCATTTTGTTCGTTCGTCATCCTGATGGCTTCAGCCAGCTCCCAAGCGCTCTTGAAATTCTTGTGATCCATGTCCTCAAGCTCAATCATCATCTTGACAAGCTCCATGTCGGCCTGCGCTGCTTTGTGCTCTGCGTTCATCTCGATCTCTCCAACGCGAGCAAGCTTCTCTTCTGTCGATGCAATCAACTCTTTCTCTTTTGCCAAGTCAACCCTGCTCTTAGCATATTTCTGCATCATATCAGATTGTTGTTTTTGTTGCTCCATTTGAGCTTGAACTTCCATTTGTTGGGCTTGCTGCTGGTTCTGCTCTTCCATCTCTTGCATGACTTGTTTCTTGTTAGTGATGATAGCAGCGCGCAGAATAGATTTGTCAGGGATCGGCATTCCTAGCTCTCTAAAGTGTAAGAGCTGTTGAAGTTCAGTTTGTCTTTGCGACGCTGAATAGTTGCCTTCCTCCACAGAGACAGAGTACTTGAGTGAGTGGGAGGAGAAGAATCGCTCGTCTGGTTCATGCCCGATGATATTGCGCACCTTGCCCTTACTGAAATTCTTCCTAATGGCCTGTAGACGTAACTTTCCATAGAGCCTTTGAGAATAGTCAAGCTTGTCAAAAATGCCTTGTAATGTAACAAGTCCAGCTCCTTGGCGCAGCATCGAGAGAATGCCCGATTTATCATCTGTTGCCGCCCCAAGAAGTTCTTCATTGACCCCTGAGATCTTTGTGATATCCTCGGACAAGGCGTTAGAAAGAGCCAGCATCGATTCAGGGATAGCGGGAGGATCGATACGCTGGATCTCTTGAGGAGTGTGCCCTGCTTTAAGGGGCACTAAAAAGCCCTGTCCCGATTGCCTGAACGCCTTTGGATCAGTGACGACATCCACTGGATAAATCCATCCTGAATTGATCTGAGACTCTAAAATGTCGAGTTCAATCACTCGTCGACGATTGTAGAGATACTGCGCATCTCTT